TCGTTTTGTTTTAATACATTTTTTCTTATGTAGTTTACAGAATAAAACTTACCAACATATTCTCTCATTTCATTCGCCAATGCTAATCTTTCTCTTAAAAGTTCTGTATTTTTAAGTTCAGCAAAATGTCCATCTTGTACGAAATCATATTGAATACACTCTTTAACCATCTGCCAATCTTGTTCACTAATTACTTGTTTTAAAACTAATTGTGTTCTTAACAAATCATTGAATAGTTCAGTAAATTTCTTTCTTAATCTTTGTACAAACTTTGTAAATTTAAGTTCGTCTCTTGTTATTTCAGATGCTCTACCTAGATTAAAACCTTGTGAGCTTTCTAATCTACTTACAGGAACATTTAAAGAACGATATAACTTCGCTCTAAAATATTCTACATCTGCCATTTCACCTAGGTTTTGACCACCTGGTAAAGTTGATATGTCAGTTCCTCTACCACCTTCTCTACTTGGTAACCAGAAGTCCTCTAACATTGACATATAATTTCTATCGTCTCTTATCTCACCTGTACTTGCGTCATATACAAGTTTGTTTCTATATCTTGCCATAACGTCTCGTAAGTATTGTTCTGCCTTTTGTTTAGGTAGATTACCTACGTCAATTTTAAAGATACGTCTTTCAGGCGCTCTAGCAATTCTATAAATTACCACTGCGTCTTCAATCATTCTTAATTGATTAACAGGTTTGATCGCTTTATGTAAATAAGATAATACCATATTTTTATTTTGATCTATGATACCTGACGCACAAAATGCGATAGTATCTGGCGCTATCTTAATACCCGCTGTACCAGTTGTACCTGATACGCCTCTTTCGTTGTATAAAAAGTATTCAACATATTCATCAACAACTGCGAGACTATTTAAAGATGATGGACTAGGAACGTCAGGTCTTTTCTTTCTAACTTCTCTAATCTTTTTAATCTTTCTAGGGTCAATATATTTAAGTTCTACAATACCCTTTTTAGGATTTTCTCTATCAATAATCTTTTGATAGAATATTCTACCATCAACATACCATCTTCTAAATATGTCGTGGCCTTTTGTACCGAAGTTCATTAATCTTAAAACTTCAATAAATTCGTCTTCTATTTTTCTTTGTATTTCTCTTCCGTAAGGTAAGTTATTAAACTGTACTCTTACTGCGTCTTTCAATTCATTAGCGACAATCGCTTCATTGACAATATCTTCTATTGCCATATCACATTCTGGGTGTATTGCTATTTCTCTATATCTACGAATCAGGTCTTGTTCTGTCTTCGCAGTACCTTCCATATCCAAATAAGAACCAAAGTGACCTCCTGCCGCAACCGTTTGTGTACCGTCATCGGCTTGAGCTGTCGTAAAACTTTGTTTTGGATCTGCTTGTTTTTTGAGTCGTGTAATACTAAACCCGAACAATTCTGCCATAATTTATCTCCTTACCTAATACTTATATGTGTTTTAAAAGAGGGGCCGAAGCCCCTCTAGTTTAAATATTAAGTTACTGTTCTTGCATCAAAGAATTGGTACTCTAAAGTCACCTCAAATTGCTCAATCGCACCAGCTTCTTCGTAGTCTAGTGGGATACCAGCAATTCCTGTTGGATATACACCTCTTAAAGTGTATGACTTGATAGTATTACCGTTTCTGTCTAGGTGATCTAGGAACGCATCCACTTGATAGTCAACTGGATTTGTTAGTCCTTCGTTATCACTCATATTGTTTATACCGTTTTGCCATCTTTCAAATGCATCTCTTAATTTGAAATTTGTATCGTTATAAACAGTGACTGACCAACTTGGGATCGTTCTGTCACCAGCAATCTTAATCGCTCTACCTCTAAATGGAACATTAATGTTCGCAATTTCCATTGAAGGAATTGAAGTAGCTCTACATAAGAAAGCCAGTTCTTCTATCTCACCACCAACACTTGCATAACCAGGAAAAGGCATTGTAACCTTAAACTGATTGGCTCTTGCGCCACCGCCTGCAAGTTTAGCTTTAAAGTCTGAAATGTTTGCCATTTTCTATTCTCCTCTACTATTAACCTGCAACTTCGTCAAAAGAGACGCCAGTTCGGGTTGCGACAAAAGATAATGTGATAAAGTTGATACTTCTTGCTGGTTTAATGAATATCTCAGCAATAAATTCATTTCTATCAATTACTTCGCCTGTGTTGTTAGTTTCATCACACACTACTAAAAAGTCAGTGATACCTCTTCTGCCTTGTATTTCTCGTAAGAATGGTTCAACGATATTTCTAAAGTTCGCTCTAGTAAACTCGTCATTAAATTCAAACAATTGAAATTTAGAAGCAGTAGAGATTGCTTTTTCTAGTAATATGAACAATCTTCTTACATTGATTCTATCAAATGCGCTTGGTGTAGATAATCCTGTTTTGTCACCAAATAAGATAGTACCTTGTCCTGGGAAAGTTGAAACTGGGTTAACTCTCGCTGGATATAGTATATCTCTTTGTGCTTTAGTAGGATTAAACGCCAACTTAACTGCGCCTCTAATAATACCTCTGTTAAAACCTGCTGGTGAAAAGAAAGGATCAGCAACTGTGTCCGTTCTAGCAGCAAGTCCCGCAATGTCTCCGTTTAATGGTACAAATCTATATACGTCATTGTATCTGTCGTATGCGTATTTGTATCCACTATCAAAAACAGCGTATGAAGATGATCTTATACTATCAAAGAAATCTTTGACGTTTTGCATCTGTGTATTTGAGTTAGTTATATTAACTACATCTGATCTTTGTGGTGAAGCAAATACAATTGCGTCTTTTCTTTCTTCAGCAATTGTAATTAAGTTATCAACGTGAGTTGTACTTCCTGAAGGACCAGCCATAATTAAACCAACGTCAACTGTTTCACTGTCTTGGAATTTTTCGTAAGCAGTTTTTAGTTGTGCGTCAGTAATTGTTGATCCATTTGAACCACCAGATAAAGATTCTAATGTAGGTGTTGTTACACTTGTGAAAGTTACTCCACTTGCGTTACTACCCCAATTAGTTCCTGATGTATTGTGATCCATCCAATAAATGTGTTGTGATTTATTGTAGATTACATCTGGATAATAGTTATTGTCTCCTTGTGGAGTTTTTGCGTCAGCCGCTTTAGACATACTTGAAAAAGCTTCTAATACTCTTCCAGGTGTACCTGAAATGCCGCCGTCCTCGTCAACTACAACTACGTGGATTTCATCGCCTGAACCTGATCTATCAGATACATACGCTGAAGTTCCAGGAGCTCTGTCAACAGAGTCGTAATATCTCCATCTTCTTTTTATTCTACTATCATCAGCAACAGCTCTTTTTAATCCTCCAGAACCTCTAGGGTGTTGAACGAGTGTAATAGATGTTGCAGCAACAGCAGTTAGTCTATAAAAATCTCCATCGTCAAAGTCTGTACCAGCAGCTGTAGTTGAAAACTGAATAATATCTCCTACATTTAAGTAAGAAGTAGCGTCAGAATCCATTGTTACAGTTGTGTCACCAACAGCCAGATCGGCTTGGTTAACTTGCTGTGATGTTGAAGTTGTGCTTTCGTATGCAGTTGCACTTGGACAAGTTGATACTAACAAATTGTTTCCGTGTGTACCTGCAGTTCTAGCAGCAAATGTTCCAACAACGCCTTGACCAGTAGAGTAATTATTTTGGTAATCGTCAGTATTCTTTACCAACACAGTTGAGCCTGCGCTGTTCGCATTGGATAAAGAAGTATTGGTAGCTCGTACTACTCTTAAAGCATTACTATATTGTAAGAAGTTAGCCGCTGTGAAAAAATACTCAAACGTACTTGAGTCAGGTTTTCCAAACGTATCTACTAATTCTTGTTCACTAGAAATCGCAACGATTTCATCAACAGGACCTTTGGCAAATGAACCCGCAACTGCACCAATACTAGTTGATACTGCTGGAATTATATTTGTTAAGTCTCTTTCTTGTACGAGAACACCAGGTGATACTTGAAATGCCATAGGTTAATTCTCCTCTTTAATTAGCTAATTGTTTATGTTT